ATGGCGATTTTAACTGTTAAAAAACTAGAAGATACTCTCGGTAAATTAGTGGCTGAAGGCGAAAAGCCTGAAAAGATTTTATTAGGCTATAAAGCGTATGGCGAGCTAATGAATGATCGTAGCTTTTTTGAGGAAGTGGCTGGCTCGGCAATGGATCCAAACAAACGAAAATATAAAAATATTAAAATTAAGGTCACTCAAGACGAATACCAGTTTAACGTGAAATGTCAAAAATAGGTTTAAGCATCAAGGAAAGCTCGCCAAATGGTGGGCTTTTTTATGGCTGTTATTTGAAGTAGTATTTCATGAATAATAAATTAGGTTAATGTGATATGGATCATTCAACTAACGCGAATGTGTTTTCAGCATCCCCTCCAAGGTTTACTATTCAAAAATTTGTTGGTGAGCTTAAGGTTATTGATAGCGGGGTACTGCATTGTGAGTCATCTAAGCCTATTAGGTTTTTAATTGATGACTTTGAGTTGGTTTTTAACTTTATAAATAATGATGCTATTTCAACACAAAAGATCGAAACTAAGGCTGAGAACAATCCTGGGTTAAAACTTAAATTAACTCTGATGAATTTTAACAATCCTTTGGGGAGTGGACTGTTAGATCCAGTGCAAGTGGTTTTTTATAAGGGGCGCGAAATATATGTTTCTTTTTTCACTATTGTTGTGGAAGGGAATAGACAGTTTAATTATTCAATTCTAAGTAATTAATGGTGTTAACGTGAGTGAAGATAAAATCACATTTCGGTCACCTCTACCTAACACTGAAAGTGGGGTTGATGAAAAAAGCACATCTATCAATCCAAATCATATTGCAGATGCGAAAATTGTAGGAAGAATTACAAAAGAAATTGGCACTGGAGATGATGCTAAACACTCTATTATTTGGACCACTATTAGATGGTGTTTTATTATTGCTTCAGCAATAACTATTATTATTTTTCTATTTCTCTGGGTAGCATTTTCTAGCAACAATGCTGATGAAATTAATGAGTTAAGAAGATTTATACCTACAGTGTGGTCAATATTTACACCCATTATCACTCTGGCACTTGGTTACGCATTTGGTAAAGACTATAAGTAATTTTAAATTTCAAAAGAAGTTCATCGAAAGGTGGGCTTTTTTAATGCTTAGAATTTATGACCTAAAACGAAAATTAACCAAAATTAGACAATGAATAATAATTTCTTAATATTCTCTATACTTTCTGATCAAAGCCTTAGTGCTATATTGTTTTTGCGATAAGAAGAAGATGCAATACGAAGAAAGTGACTACAGCACTGGCCCACTTATTTGACGAGTAAGTGGGCTTTTTATTGCCTGTAAAAAGGCGACCCAAGCCTACTGGAGTGCTGACCAGTGGAACATGCCTTCGAGTAAACTTCCTTCGGGAATCTAGACTAGGGAGTAGCGTCCCGACCTAAAGAGGATTGAAAGCAAGTAAAGCAGACCGTGCATGTTAGGTGTGTGTGATTGTGAGTAGCGTTTGGCCCTGCGAAAAGGGCTTTTTAATGCCCTGAGAAATACTAGTGTAATCATACCAAATTAAAATGCTTGATTAACCAGGAATGAATCTTGCTTAGTTCGACAAAGTTAATGACATTATTTCAGTAATGAATATTATAAATTTATGTTTTATAAGTGAAAATAACTGACATTTCTTGCGACATGATTGCTTGATTGTCCAGGAGTAAAATCATGCTTAGATTACTGATGTGTTTATTCGGCCTACACGGTGCGACTGAGATCGATTACACGATTGATGATGAAGAAATCAAAGTGTGTCGGGATTGTTTGAAAGAAGTTGAATAACAATCACTCAAGCAAAGAGCTGTTTCATAAAGCTGTAATATTTAAGCAATATAGTTGCTCTGCAAAAGAAGAAAGACGTTGTGACGCAAGTCAAGCCCGTTTAATTGGAGAGAGTTAAACGGGTTTTTTATTGAAATATATTGCTATTTTCCTTTTGTCGAACGTATTACGACTCAAACCCCGTCATTAATTTGTCGGGGTTTTTCTTTTCTTATTGGTGGTGAATATGCGATTAGGTCGAATGAGTTTGGGAATGGCTTTGGCATCCATGGGGATGATTTGAAGTGGTGTTGTGTAGAATAGATATTTCAAATTTCAAAAAGCCCATCAGGTAGATAGGCTTTTCTTACTAATCAAAAGATTGAGCGATGATTTACTTTTTATCTGTATTTTCTTTTTGATCATCTTGCTCTTTAGTGGAGGTTGTATCATTTTGATTGGGTTTATCTTGTGTAGGCTTCTGTGTATGGTTTTCTGATTTAGGCTTGTTTTCAGTAGCATTATTTGAAAATTGATTGAAAGAAGCTTTTTGAGCGGTATTTGTATTAACTAACATAGTTTTCTCAATTTTTGTTGCCGAAGATTCGACCTATTCAGAGTGACATACTAGTAGCACTTACAATGGGATGATTTGGAGGGATAAGTGTAGATATATGTAGGATTTAAATGTTTATATCTTATTTATATTTCAAAGGTTTTTATAATAAACCGGTCGCCAGATTGATCTGTATCACTATTTAAATAGTCAAGGTATTTAATTTATATCTTCTCGATACATTGCTGATACAAGGGGTGTATATGGACGAAAAAGAATATTTCTGGAAAACCAAGAAGCGTCCAATCAAAACCAAACCCCGCAATAAGCCACTACCGAAAGCCAAAGAAAAATACTTAGAAGCAGAAGAAACCCTATTTCAAGAATTAGAAGAACATGCCATTGGTTATCGTCGAAAGTTTCAATTTGAATCAACCAAAAATTGGCGGTTTGATTTTTATATTGTGAAGCTGAACCTTCTTATAGAAATTGTGGGCAGTCCATGGGCGGTTGGTCGTGGTGGGAAAAAGATAGCGAATTCATTTAATAAGTATGATCTTGCTGAAGATCAAGGTTATACATTTGTGCGCCTTGAACCTCATCAGATTGAATCGGGTTATGCAATTAACTGGATTCGAAGTCAGTTAGAGAGATTAGAAGATGGAACAGTTCAGACCATTCCCGCCGACGGAGCTGATTGATCAGGCTGAGGAAGAAGAAGCCATTCGTTTGGCACCGGCACCAGAGCTTAAAGAATGGGTCGTGAATAACTGGCTTACTCTCGGTGGTGAACTACATAACCCAGATCACGACCATATTGCTGAGCTACTTCACGACAATGAAGAGTTCCTTGCATTCGCCTGGGCTTCATCTGCCGCTGTAGCGAAAAACGTATGGTGCTGGGTCAGTGTGAAAAGGTCATGTTTAACCAGGGTGGCTGGAAGAAAGCACGTCAGGAACAGCAGATGCGAGACTGGTTTGGCTTTGTACCTCAATACTTGATTACTGTGGATGCTGCTTTCTGTGAGCAAGCCTCAGATCGTGAGTTTTGTCGCCTGATTGAGCATGAGCTTTATCACATCGGTGTAGAACGTGATGAAGATGGTGAAATCATTTATAGCGATATGACCGGACTGCCTAAGCATTACCTGGCTGGCCATGATGTTGAAGTGTTCTTTGGTGAAACTAAGCGATGGGGCGCAGATGAGTCAGTAAAAAGACTTTTGGAAATCTCCAAAAATGCGCCGTTTGTATCTGAAAAAAGTATGGCTGCGTGTTGTGGGAACTGTGTCATAGGTTAAATTTTTTTGCCTATCTTGTACGACGTAGAACGACAAAGAGGTATTTATGGCAGCATTAAAAGAGCCTGTAAAAATGTTTATAGTTCAGTCTCTTGCTTGCTTTGAAACCCCTCAACAAGTGGCAGACGCGGTAGAAGAAATATATAAGATCAAGATTGATCGAAAACAATGTCACAGTTATGACCCGACAAAATATGCAGGTCGTAATCTCAGTAAAAAGTTAAAGGATTTATTTGAGCAAACTCGCAAAGAGTTTCGTGAAAATATTGATGATATTGCGATTGCTAACAAGGCGTTTCGTTTACGTGAGCTTCAGAAGATGTATGAGGATTCTGGAAAAAATAAACGGGCAAAACAAAATCTGCTGAAACAGGCATTCCAAGAAACAGATGGCCGTGTGACAAAGCAGGAAATCACTGGTCCAGACGGCGGACCTATTCAGCAAGAAACTAAAAATCTTCCTCAATATACACCTGAACAGCTTGCTGGCATGACGGCGCAAGAGCTTTCGCGTTTAGCAATTAATGGCAAGTTATGACTTATGCAATCGAAGATATAGCGCCACTAATTAAAGAGTGGACGATCAATACACGTCTACCTGAAATCATTGAAGAGATGAAACGGCGCTATTACTACCGGATGCTGATAGAGCAGAATGAACTAAGTCGAGAGGCTGAAATCTACAAATGTAAGAATGATCCGGCTCATTGGTTTAATCACTGGGTATGGACTTATGATCCACGGGGCATGCCTTTTGGACTGCCGGCGAATATTCCTTTTGTTTTGCGTCCTGGTCAGGTTGAGCTTGTTGATTGGCTATTAGAGCGTGAAAGCACCCAGACACACGGCTTAATTGAAAAAAGTCGTGATGAGGGGATGAGTTACGTTGTACTTGGCTTTTATTTGCACCGGTGGTTATTTGTTGAAGGCTTTGCAGGTGGTGTCGGTAGTCGTAAAGAGGATTTGGTCGATAAGAAAGGTGATCCGAAAACGTTACTGCACAAATTCAGGGATATGTTTTCCAAGTTGCCGGATTGGATGAAGCCTAAAGGTTTTGTCGAGAAAGTGCATGATAACTACATGCGAATCATTAACCCGGACAACGGCGCAACGGTTACGGGTGAGGCTGGTGACAATATTGGCCGTGGTGGTCGTACCACAATGTACTTTCTGGATGAATGGGCATTCGTAGAGCGGCAAGAAGCTGTTGATGCTGCCATTTCTCAAAACACAAACGTACATATCAAGGGATCTACACCAAACGGTATTGGGGACAAGTTTCACCAGGATCGTTTTAGTGGTCGTTACGCCGTTTTTACGATGGCATGGCGTGATAACCCAGATAAGAACTGGCAGGTCGAATTTAATGGCAAGCTAATTCATCCCTGGTATGAAAAACAATTGGCCACACTTGATGACATCGTTTTAGCTCAAGAAGTTGATATTGATTATGCCGCGTCAGTAGAAGGTGTATTGATTCCATCAGCATGGGTGCAGGCTGCAGTCGATGCTCATCTCCATTTAGATATTCAGCCTTCAGGCGAACGTATGGGTGCGCTTGATGTGGCAGATGAGGGTAAGGATAAAAACTCTTTTGCCGCACGTCATGGCATCGTACTGCAGTATTTGGACACTTGGTCAGGCGTTGGTGATGACATCTTTGGCACAACTCAGAAAGCTATTGATGCTTGTCTTGATCTACGTTTGAACTCGTTTTATTACGATGCCGATGGACTTGGTGCTGGTGTACGTGGTGATGCCCGAGTCATTAATGAGCAGAATAGATCCAAAGGTATTCCGGAGATCGAAGCAAATCCATTCCGAGGCTCAGGTGCGGTGCACAACCCGGAGCAGGAAATGGTTGAGGCGCGTAAAAATGTAGACTTCTTTGCCAATCTTAAAGCTCAGATGTGGTGGTCACTGCGCATAAGATTTCAGAATACTTATCGAGCCTTACAAGGTATGCAATATGACCCAGACAATCTTATTTCGCTCTCTACCAAAGATATAAACAAGCAGGAGCTTGAACAGCTCAAGCGAGAGCTTTCACAGCCTACTTATACTAAGAATGGTGCAGGCAAAATCCTAGTCAATAAGCAACCAGACGGGGCTTTATCTCCAAACCGAGCAGACGGCGTCATGATTTGCTTTAGTGATATCCGTGAGCGAAAACGGAAAAAACCTGCAGGTGCAGGTACTCGAACCTATTGAGAAGGAAAAAACATGGCAAAGTCTAAAAAGGACAAAGCGTCAAAGAAGGCTTTGTCTTACGGCAATTTATACACTCAAGAAGCAGTCACTCAGTTTCTGGTGAACTTTGGCAAGCAACCAGATACCGATGAAGTGCTGCGCAAAGCTGGAATTACACGCCACAGATTGCGTGTACTGCTTGATGATGACGAGATTGCACAAGTAGTTGAAACACGGATTGATGCACTTTTAGCAACGCCATTGCGAATTGAACCAAATGATACGGATGAAGCGGAAAAGCTGAATCTCATCCTGAAAGAATGGTTCCATGAAATTGCGACTGCTGCCATGAGTGCACTGTTCTTCGGGTACTCGGTTCAGGAAGCTGTATATGAGCTAAAGTCGGAAGGTTATATTGGTTTGCAATGGATTGGTGAAAAACCGATGCAATGGTTTGAGCCTAAGAATGATGGTCGGCTAATCTATCGTCAGGATGGAAACAATGCAGAGCATGAGGTAGATCAAGCATTCAAATTCTTCTTAACACGCCGTAAAGCCACATACGAACAGCCATATGGTAAAGCGCTATTAGCCACGCTGTATTGGTTATTCTTCTTTAAGCAGAATGGCTTCAAATTCTGGGCGAAATTCCTCGAACGTTTTGGAACACCAATCTTACTGGGTAAGTGCAAAGATACTGAAACTGATGATATGAGCAAAGCCTTGTTAACTGCTCATGCTCAAAGCGTATTGTCGATTGATGCAGATGATGATGTTCAGATTCTTTCCGCACCAGGAACAAACGGTTCAGCAGGGGCAGCGTTTGAGGCATTTAATAATCAGCTGATTCGTCAGATCCAGAAAGTTGTACTAGGGCAGACACTTACCAGCGGGACTGATGGGAAGGGAAGCTACAGTCTTGGTCAAGTGCATGAAAATGTACGAATGGATAAGCTTAAATCTGATATTAGGCTTGTCACACCAACTTTACAGGCTGTGGTCAATGCTCTATGCGCTTTAAACGGTTGGGGGGATTATGAAGTGATGCTTGGTGAGAAACCAAAACCACTGAATAAGGACCAAGCAGAGCGTGATGTCCATTTAAAGAATGCGGGTGCAAATCTGTCTAAAGAATATTTTGTTCGCGAGTATGGTCTACAGGAAGGGGATTTGAATGAGCAGGTTCCTACCAGCTTCAATCAATTCTCTGCATTACCGCGCCAAGCATTTAACTTTAAGGCATCTGCAAACAAGCTCTCACCAGAGCAGCAGGAAGTTGAAGAACTGACTGATGGTCAGGATGAATTGCAGTTACTGAAACCGGATCAGGTCAAGGAATTGGTATTCAAGTCTGATAGCCCTGAAAGTCTGGCTTATAACCTGATGCAATTAATACCTGGTGCAACTCAGACTCAGTTCACGGCCAATCTAGATCAGGCTTTGTATGCGGCAGATGTGTTGGGGTATGTGACGGCGCAAAATGGGAAGTAAGTTATGCAACCAGTCACATTCCTTGAGGCACTTCGGTTTGCTCACAGTAAAAAAATCGTGCTGCCTGATGAGTTTTATTCAATGGATCTAAAGACCCGGCAGATGGCAACTACGGTTAGTTTTCTATCGAGTCTTGAGCAAATTGAGACGGTCATTAAGGCAGTGAATAAATCCATTGCTGACGGCGGTACTTTTAAAGATTTTCAGAAGCTCATTGAAGAATCTGAAATCATTCTGCCAAAGCACTACCTGGACAATGTATTTCGTACCAACATCCAGAGTGCGTACGGTCATGGGCGGTGGCAACAACAGCAACGAAATAAGGCTAAGCGCTCGTACCTAATGTACTCAGCGATCAATGATAGTCGAGTGCGTCCTGCTCATTTAGCTTTGAATCGTATCGTACTGCCGATTGATCATCCATTCTGGCTAACACATTATCCTCCAACGGGTTTCCGTTGTAGATGCACGTGCGTAGCTTTAACAGAGAAGCAGGCATTGAAATACGGCATTACACCTGATGATCAGTTGCCTGAAATTGCCGAGGCTTTGGATTGGAGTTCTCACCCATTGCAGTTTGGTGAACTAGAATCGCTGGTGGATAAAAAGATCAGTGCTTCGAGTCTGGATAAGGAATATCTCCTCGAGCAGAAAGAAGTCATTAAGGCTGAATGGATGGCAAGTAAAAAGCTCACCAGTCTGTTTGCTCCGATGGATGATAAGACTCGGGACCTGTTTGATACGGTAGCCAATACGGTAATTCCACTTGATCCAAGTATTCGGCCAAGTGCGATCCGTACCTTTCTGGATTATGTGCAAGGAAATGATGCTGCAATAAGTAGCTACTTAAACTCCGCTACAAGCTCACTGGCTGATGATGTCCTTAAACGCTGGCTTAGTACCGATATGGCAGCAATTCAGGCTGTGGCAAGTAATACGGCTTCAACCGTAGTGGGTGCTGCGACACTTAATCAAGTAGCGGCTTATCAGGTGGGGCAGACAGTTCAATTGAATGCGCCGTTGCTGATGGCTGATACAGCTTCAGATATCGTGATTAAGATTGAAAATGCCAAAGGGCTGGGCATTGATCTGGATATGTTAAATGCTGGTAACGGCGTTCTCATGCCGATGGGGCTATCTTTTGAGGTGGTTTCGATTGAAGCGGTGGAAGGGCAGATGGTTTATACACTCAAGCCCTTGTTGAACTAATTTAAAAATGAATATTACCGCCTTCTGGGCGGTTTTTTATGGAGCATGAAAAATGCCAGATCCAAATGAAGAACGGCTGAAGTATTTATTTAATGCCTCTGCGATTGAGGTACCCAAAGCCGAGGAAGGGCAGAAACGGAAATTTAAAGGCACTGCTTATGCTGGTGGTCGTGTAGATGGTCACTGGTATTGGGGACGCTCTGGCGTGGTCTTTGATCTTGATGGAATTGAGATTGATAAGCCGACAGCCTTACTTGAAGAACACTTCGGCTCAAGTCGAATTGGTGTCGTTCAAACCGTGGATACAAACGGAAAGATTGATGTATCAGGTGATTTCCTTACAAACGCCAAAGCACAGGAAATTGTCCAGGACTCTGATGATGGTTTCCCGTTCCAGATGTCGATGATGATTGATCCGGGATCGATTGAAGAAGTGTCTCAAGGCAAGACAGTCACTGTGAATGGTCAATCCTTTGAAGGCCCGATCACAATCTTCCGTCAAAACCGTATTCGTGAATTTACAATCTGCTCGACCGGTGCTGATCGCAACACATCAATCAAAGCCTTCTCGGGCAAAGCAAACCCAAACCCAACCAAAGAGGACACAGACGTGACCGAATTAGAAAAAGCACAACAGGCCAAAGAGCAAGCAGAACGTGAGCGTGATGATGCCCTGACTGAACTTAAGCAATTCAAAGCGCAAAAGCGTGCTGATGATATTGCTGCTTTAGAAACTGAACTGAAGACACAGTTTAGTGCGGAAGATAAAACCGCTTATACCAATATGGATGATTCAGTTTTTAGCTTTACTGCTAAGCAGCTTCGTCAATTCTCAGCAGGTACTACTCAGCAGCCACCAGCTGGACAACAGCAACAACAAACACCAGGTGTAAATCCGGCATTTGCTCACTTATTCACTCATCAGGCAAACCCAGGGCAAGGTGGTCAGTCAAATCACAATGACACTCACAAATTCACTTCTGGTGCACAAGCATTTGCAGAACAAAAGGGGAAATAATTCATGGCTATTCATTATGTACCGCCTATTTCGGTCACTTCAAAACGGCTGATCCTGGACAATGAAAAATTACGTCGTGCTAATGCCAAGGTGCCAACCGCCACAGCATTTAAATACGGCGATCTTTTAACACTGTCAGATGCCAATGTGGTGGCCCATGCCACTGATGAAAAAACATGGGATGTGATCTGTGGTCAGGATGTATCAGCTGCAGAAGCCACAATCAAGGCCGCTGATGGGATCGAAATCCCAGTGTATTACGGCGGCGTATTTAATGTCGAAGCTGTATCGGTAAATGGAACCTTGCTTACAACTGCTCAATATGACGCAGCACGTGCACAGGCAACTAAAAACAAAATCGAACTTTCTAAGGTGTAAAACAACATGCCACAGTCTTTTAATATTGAAGGTGCTCCACTTGAACTTCTTGATGTGGGCGAGCTTGCACTGATCCACTCAAATTACCGTCCAATGGATACCTGGCTTTTAGACAAGCTTTTCCCAAATCGCCCGTTATTCACCCGTGATGATGTGCCTTTGGCTGAAGTGTCTGCCGAACATGATCTGGCGCCGCTGGTATCTCCGCAACAGCCTGGTAAGCCATTTGATACTACTCAATCTGGTGAAGTACGCCATGTTAAACCGGCTTACTACAAGCCAAAGAACCAAGTCACTCCGGCTGAAACTTTTGAAATTGCCTTGCTGGAACGTTTACGTACTGCAGGTATCATCTCAACTGGTAACCAGCGACTATCTGAGCAAGAGCAAATGATCATTGCTCAAATCTCGGTAATGAAGCGTAACCATGATGCAATTGATAACTCAGTCCTGATGATGGCGATTGATTTACTGAAAAACGGTAAATATGCACTTCATTCTGATGATTATGAATACAACCTGGTGGATTACCGTCGTGATGCATCTTTGACATTTACGCCGTTAACCAAGTGGAATGAAGCAGGTGCCAAGCCGGTAACGGATATTCGCACCATGCTTGAACGTCAATTGGCTGCTGATGGTGGTGAGACTAAGCTGTCTATTATGTCTGGCTTGGTTTGGGCAGCTCTCTGGAACAATGAAGAGTTTAAGAAAGAGTTCATCACGCCGTATGCTGGTATTTCTGTTCCAGTGAATCCAAGTTTTGGTGTTAAGGAATCAGCGACCTTCAAAGGTACTTTTGATGGAATCGAATTCTGGGTATATGACGCAACCTACCGCAACAAGGGCAAGGTGAATCGTTTTATTCCTAAGGATTACTTCTCTTTGATCTCTGATACTAATGGTTCAGTTGCTCACTGTAAGATTAAAAACATGTTGGCCAACGGCGTTGCTCAGCAATACTTTGACCGCCAGTGGTATTGTGAAGATCCAAGCGGCATCATGCTAATGACTGAATCTGCTCCACTGGTTGTGCCGTCTAACAAGAATGGTGTCGTCGGTGGTACTGGCTTTATCACCCTATAAGGAGCAAGACATGCCGAAGTACACAGCAAAACAATCCATCGGGCATTTTATGCCAGGTGATGAAATCAAAGGGCTTGAAGCTAAACAACTTCAGGCCCTTTTAGCATCTGGGGCTATTGAAGAATATCAAGAGCCGGAAGAGCCAGAAGCAGACAATACCGCTGCACGTTTGGCTGAACTTGAAAAGGCCAATGCTGAACTAATAGCAGCAAATAAAACCCTAACCGAAGCGAATCAGACAGCAGCTGCTGACAAGGATAAGGCTGATCAAGAAGTTGCTGAGCTAAAGGCTAAAGTGGCTGAACTTGAAAAGGTGAAACCTGCAGCTAAGCCTAAGGCGGATACCAAGCCAGCGGATGAAACCAAGTAGGTGATCTATGTATGCGACTGAAGCAGATTTGGTCGTACGATTTGGTGATGAGATTGAAAATCTAAAAACGATGCTTCCTTCTCAGTCCTCAGTAACTGATGCAATTCAGGATGCAACAGAGGAAATCAACGGTCACATCGGCGGCCGTTATCCTTTGCCGCTTCCCAATGTGCCAAGTAATTTAAAGCGTATGGCGTGTGACATTGCACGCTATCGTCTTTACTTTCAGCAACCCACCGAAGAGGTGCGTCAACGTTATGAAGATGCAATCGCATTCTTAAAACGTGTTGCTGACAACAAGGCACATTTGCAGATTCAGTTACCGGAAACAAGCCAGATCGTGGATGACCAACCTAAGGGGCGACCTTCGACAGCGCCAGTCGGTACTTCGTATACCGGTGGTGTATTTGGTGATGCCACTTTAGACATGATGCCCAGCATGAAGTGAGGTGTTTATGGCTTTCGCAATAACCATTCAAGCTGATAGTTCACCTATTGAAGCAGTGCTGAACCAATTAGGTAGCTTCGATTCGCTGAAGAGTCAGTTGTTTGATGAGATTGGTGCTGGGCTTGTAGACAGTGTTCAACATCGATTTCTAACCGGTACTGATGTGAATGGTAACCCGTGGAAGATTTCATGGCGTGCACGTATGCAGGGTGGCGAGACGCTACGTGATACTGGCCGCTTAATGAATTCCTACACACATAATGTTCTTTCAAGCGGTGTGGAGGTGGGTACAGATGTTGCGTACGCACCACATCTGCATTACGGCGCAACCATCCTACCCAAGAATGGCCAATACATCACTTTTGCAGTGGGTAGCCAATATCGGAAAGTTAAGCAATCCATTATTCCACCTCGGACTCAACTCGGCCTTGATGCTGAAGATGAAGTTATGGTTTTGGATATTGTCGGGAGTTTTATAGATGAGCACCTTCTTCGCGGTGCGTGATGAGATTGCAGAAAAGCTGAAAGAAATTCCAGAATTTCTAAAGATCTATACGCCGTTGAATTCAGTCAGCGTAACAGAGATGTCGCAGGTCACGCCGTCGGCACATGTCAATTTTGTCCGTATAGATAAAAAGGCAAGTGCAGGTCGTGGAAGCATCAACCAGATCGGCCAGCAATGGGCGGTTACGGTGGCGTGTCGCAATGCTCAATCTCAAATGACCGATGGACGTGCTGTAAGTGATGAAGCGGGGCTTTTGACTGAGAAGGTGATTCAACTGCTTTCCGGTTGGCAGCCTCAAGCATCACGTACTGCACTGGATTTCATATCGGTTCGGGATGGGTATAGTCCGGGCTTTGCATACATCACCATAATTTTTGAATCACAAAAATTCATTTAGGAGCCAATCATGGCGAAACAATACAAGGCAACTCAGCCTGTCGGTCGCTTCAAAAAGGGCGATGTAGTCGGTGGGCTAAGTGATGCTCAGATTAAAAAATTAGCTGCAGATGGCATCATTCAGGAAGTACCTGAAGTAAAAACTGCTGCTCCAGCCAAGAAAACCACAGGGGATGAAAAATAATGGCTAAACCAGATTTAATCTCACTTCAAGGTGAGTTTTTCGCAGCTTTAATCACAAATGATGTTGCAGGCCCATATTTAACAATGGGCAATACCCCTAGTATGCAAATTGCAATTTCTTCTGAAACTACGGATCATTACACTGCAAAGGATGGCACCCGAGCAAAGGATGCTATTTTGCGTAAAGCGACAGGTGTTACGTTGAGTGGAACACTGGAAGAAGTGAAAAAGCAAAATAAGGATATTATTTTTAGTGGAGAAACACTTACTACTACGGTTACTCCAATTGCTAGTCAGTCACTTGGTACAGTGCGTGCAGGCGAAATGATCAATTTAGGTCATCGAAACTTAAGTGAAGTCACCTTTAAATCTGGTAGTACTACGATTGAAGCTTCTACGTACACACTTGACTCAGTATTTGGGACGGTTGAATTCAATGAAGCACCTGCTGAACCTGTTTCATGGTCAGGAAGTGCTGGTATCGTAGAGCGCACAGCTTTAGCCACTCATATGGGCCGAGAATATGCGCTGCTATTTAAAGGCGTTGATACATATTCGGGCGACAAGCTTTCCGTTGAATTATGGCGAGTACAGTTTTCGCCAGAAACAGAGTTTGATTTGATTAATGAAGACTTTGCTTCATTTGATGTAGAAGGTGAATGCCTAGCAGACTCTTCAAAAGCAAGTGATCCTCAAGCTGGACCGTTTGGCTGTATTGATCGTTTTAAAGTTTCATCTTAAATAAGGCTAAACCCAAGCAGGCACAAAGAACTCCGCGGCGCTATGCGTCTTTTTTTGTGCCTGCCTTATAGTAATAAGTCTTAAAACATTTAAGATGAAACTTAATAAATAGTAAAAAATAAAGATTATGTAATCTTTTGTTATTCTAATTTTCATCTGATGGGGATATAAAAGATATTCAGTTCATGTTAAGAATAAAACTGCTATGACTAAAATAGAAATATTTGTCTCCATCCTAGCCGTAATAATTATTTCTACTTTTATTTATCTTGTATGTCAGTAAGTTAGTAAGCTAAGAACCGCCTTTGGGGCGGTTTTTTGATAAGTGGAAGTTTCACCTGGATATATAGGGTCAATTTTAAAAAGACTTAAAATAGTAAAACATAACTTTACAAATCCACTCTCCCTAGGCTTTAGATAAGATTGAAAATTAATGTAAAGTGTCGCCCTTAATACATGGGGATATTATGAAAAATTTAAGCTTATTCTTTTTTATTGTGATTTTAGCTGGGTGTGGACACAAGGAATCTAGTGGTCAGCATCTTGATTTAGAAACAAGCAAAAAGGAACAGCTTGAATTTGCAAAAGAAGCTACAAAAGAATTCATTCCCAATCCTGATTCAGCTAAGTTCCGCAATCAAATAGGAGAGTGTGGAGAGGTAAGCTATAGGGACAAAGATAACAAATACACTGCTTTCCAACGCTTTGTTGTGATTGAAAAAAATATAGTGCTTGTAGAAAATCAGACGGATCAAAAGCAATTTGAGTTGTCATGGAAGAGTGCTTGTACGCCAAGCTGGAAGTAATTAAAAAGCCCTTTAATTAAGGGCTTTCTTTTATTCACCAGATGACTCGGATTTTTGGTCCTTACCATCTGCATATTCTAAAGCAACCTGTTGTGCTTCAGCTGCAGCAGTGGCTTCTATTGGAATCGAGTCAGCTGCGATAGCTACGGTACCAGTAAATCCCATTAAACCTAAGATTAGAATTTTCGAATACTTTTTCATTTGAATTTCCTCTACGTTTCTAAGACTTAATTTCAGTGTAGAGAATGATTTAAATCGTGGATGTAGCAGCTATGTCGGGATATGTAAGATATTCAAGGCTAGAGTTAGAAGGATCTAGTTTTGCGTAAGAATGCTTTTCTGATGAAATTATTTTGTAGATTTGATTAACGAAATGTTAGTAATTTTCACAACATAGACGAGTCCTAGACTAAATCTTTAATAGAAAGCACCCGAAGGTGCTTTTTTAATGCCTAAACTTTAACTCGAGACCCGTCATGAATGATTTTTTCCTAGCAACGAATCGCAGTATCAAAGTTAATGACATTGAAGTGCGTCAGATCCAGATGAAAGACTTTGACACCTGGGCAATGCATGCTGAAGTATTAAAGAACTTTATCAAAGACCAGAATCATTCAGATGAGATTTTGACAGATCTACTCAAAGCCCATGCTGTACAAGTCATTTCAACAATGGCATGTGTGACAGATTTAAACCAAGAATCACTGGTAAAGTTCGCCGTAGATGAACAGGGGTTTAAGGGCTTATTGAAAGCAATACTCTTGGTCAATCAGGCTTACTTTAAATATGAAAAGCCAAAGCGTGGGATCAAAAAGAAAGATGACTCTACCTGGTTTGATTCATTCCAGTTTCTGGTATCAATGGGCCATCAGCATAGCGAGATCATGCAAATGACCTACGGTGCATTTCAAGGCTATATCAAAGCAGCAAATAAGCTGTATAAGCAGCGGATCTTCAATAACGCTATTGCTGGACGTGTAGCTCAATCCGATAAAAAAGGCTTTGAATCATTCAAGAAAGAAATGGTTTCTGATTGATCAAGTAGCACCCTAAAGTTATGATGCGTAAATAACTATTTAGGGGGTTAGTGTGAAAAAATTATTATTAGCTTTATGTTTGGTGTCGGGGTTCGCGTATGCAGATAAAACAACCACTAGCATCCGTACACCATCTGGGGATCTAGTAAAGATCGGGGATAGCCATCAGGCGCTTAAGGATAAACTTGAAGTAAGTAAACCAAGATTTTACGTTCTAGAAGATGGGCGACTTTACTGTGCAGCTACCGAATATGTAAAACAGGTAGATTTACAGGAATATACCGTCATTTTATGTCGAGATAGAATTGTGAAAATTCTTTGGCGTAATCTTTAAGCGAGGCAACAGATGAATTATTTTATAGGTATTATACTGGGTCTCTTAGTTCAAAACTCTTTCGCTTCTCAAGTTTACACTTGTACTGTAAACGGAAAAACGGTCTATCAGGGGAAACCTTGTGCAGGAAAAGAGTCGCATAATCAAGTTCAGCAAGCTCAAGCTAAGATCAAGGGGCAACAGGCTACAGCAGAAAAAGAGAAAGCGGAATGGGCTGCTCGAAAAGAGCCACGTGTTGGAATGACTAAAGCTGAAGCTGAAAAATCAACGTGGGGTTATCCGGATAAGATCAACACAACCACTACGACAAATAATGTATTTGAGCAGTGGATATATAGAACACCATATTCAGGCTCAAAGTACTTACACTTTACAAATGGAAAGATAACTTCAGTTTCCAACTAAGCCACCTTCGGGTGGTTTTTTAATACCTAATTTCACCCGCCACTGCGGGTTTTTTATTGCCTAAAATTTGAGGTCAGTATGTCTGGTAAAAATTTAACATTCAAATTAGTCATGGATGCTGACACCAAGGGCTTTGATGCTGGCACCAAAGCATCTAAAGATAATTGGGAGTCATTCATTTCTCTTTTGAAAAAGGAAGCGGATGGACTTAAAGCGGCCTCCGTAGAAACAGGAAAAGAGGTTGGTAAAATTGTTCCTGATGATCTTCAAAAGAAGGCTGATCAGGCTAAAGGCAAGCTAGGTGAGGTATCTCAAGCTGCTGGCGAGCTGCAGGGTCAAGCTGTTCAGACAGCTGGCAAGATTGACGGTTTAGGTAATGAGCTTCAAGACACAGCTAACAAGGCTAATAAGGCCGGCTTTGAAATCGGTGGTGCCATTCCTGGTGATGCTGTTCAACTTGCAGAAATGCTGGGTAATAAGTTCTTCTCTGCTGCAAAAGAAATTGAATCTCTGGGCGATAAGTCGACTATCAGCGCTGGTGAACTCCGTGCAATGTCGAGTGCTGGTGAACAGGGCCTTAATGAGCTGAATTTAGCTCTTAAAGCTGCTCAGGCAGAACTGGTTCGACTGCAAAGCACTGATGGTACTCTGCAAGATATTGAAATTGCCAAACAGCGTGTTCTGAGTATTCAAGACGCCATCAATGAAGCCTCCAGTGCCTTCAATTATTATCAAGGTGTAGCGATCAATGCCATGAAGGGCGTGGATGGTGCTACTCAATCAGCTATTAACCAGGTACAACGTTTTAGCGCCGTAGATCTAACCGGGGTAGTAGGTGAAGCACAGACTGCTACCCGTGCAATTGAAAGTATGGGTGACGGCGCAAGTCTTAGCACCAAAGAAATTGAGCGTATTGGCAGTATTGGCACCAATAGTATTAATGCCTTAGAGCGTGAATTACTGACAGCAAGAAATGCATTTTCAGCATTAGAAAAAAGCAGTGAAGCTGTAACACTTAATGAGATTAAGGCAGCTGGTGACAAGGTCAAAGGCCTCGAGCAAGCAGTAGATCTAACCAAATCAGCTTTTTCAGAATTTAATGTAAAAGCCACTACTGCAATGCAGAATGTCACTACCAGTACAGATAAGGCATCCGGTAGTGCTAAGCAAGCTGGCCATGCGATTTATGATGCACTAGGTATCAAGCCGCCTACAGTAGTAGATGATGCTATTGCAGCTCTTACAAAGAAGCTGGAGGATTTTAAAGCTAATAGCAAATTGCCGGCTGAAGAAGTAGAGCGTGTAACCAAGATCACCGAACAGCAAATCGAAAAGCTTAAAAGTGAACTGAATGGTGTTGAGCCAGCTGCTCAAAAGGCAAATTCCGGAGTTTCTACCCTCTCTAAAGGCATGGATGGGGCTAAGTTTGCTGTAACTGCACTGGTGGGGGCATTAGCTACAATTGGCGTTGGTTTAGGGCTTCGAGAGCTTGCTCAGGCAGCAGACTCTTACACCAACCTTTCAGCTCGAATTAATATCGCAACCAGTGATGGTGGTAACTTCCAGCAAGCAATGGCTGGTGTGCACCAAGTCGCATTGATGACTAATTCAAGCCTTGATGCTACTGCGGGCTTATTCACGAAAGTGAATGATGTGGGCAAACAGATGGGGATGACCCAGCAGCAAAGTCTGGATCTGGTTAAAACCATTAATATGGCTATTCAGACCGGCGGCGGATCTGCTCAAGCAAGCGAAGCAGCAATTGTTCAGCTGACACAGGCGCTGCAATCAGGCGTTTTACGTGGTGATGAATTTAACTCCATCATGGAGCAGGCTCCTGGCATCTCTAAAGCACTAGCCCAGTCACTTGGCGTAACTACCGGTGAACTCCGCAAGATGGCTGAAAACGGCGAACTGTCAGCCGAGAAAGTTATTAAAGCCCTACAAAACCAATCAGCAGCAATTGAAGCTGATTATGCTAGGTTCCCAACCACTATCGGCAATGCCTTAGCCAGAATAGCAACACAATGGCAAATCCTGATTGGTGAGATGGATCAAGCTAATGGGTCAAGTGCCGCCGTAGCGAATGCCCTGTTAATCATCGCTGATAATCTTGGAATTTTAAAAGTATTCTTTGATGATGTGGCTGAAGGTGTTGGGTGGTTTCAGGATAAATTATCTGAGATTGATCCATCTACAATTGAGGCAATTAGAAGTACTTTATCTGCTGTCTACGACACGATTAAAAATGTCATATCCAGTATGGCTGGAATCGCTGAAACCGCTTGGAGTGCTTTCACATCTACCTTGGATGCAATCGCCCCGCTATTTAACGCAATTATGGGTGGCAAGGAAGAGGTTAGTGGATTAACCACCCTGTTCAATGTCTTTAAGGTTGCACTGGGTGTTGTTTCTGATGCTGCTACAGGACTAAATATTGGGCTTAAATTACTACTTGCAGGTATTCAGTTTATCGCTGGTGGTATTTACTCATTAAATGCTGCGGTATTGGATTTTCTGGGTTTTGACAACCTTGCTACTCAAGCTCAGAACGCTTCAGATGCACTGTTCAGACAGGCCGAAAAGAATGGACGGGAAGCCAATAGGCTTGCACTTGAAAGCAAGTCTGCCACTCAAGAGGCAATCAAGGACATACGTCAAACAGAAAACGAAGCAAATGAGGAGCGTATTACTGACAGCCGAAAAACTCTGGATGAATTAAGGATTCAAGAGGAGAAGCATAAGGCTGATTACATGGCTATCAGTGATGAGCGTGTTCAACTAGAGCAGCAACTTTATGAGGCGCGTAAGACTGGTAATCAGGCAGCAATTGATCAGGCCGTAAAAGGTCTAGCTGAATTAGATGTCAAGGAAAAAGCATATCAGGCTGAAAGTCAGAAAATCACAGATGCTAAAATTCAGGCTGCACAGATTGTTGCAAATGCAATGATTCAGTCAGCTGATGCTGCTGGCATGGCACAGTTGAAAGTTTTGAATGCACAGCTGGCTGCTCAGGGCTTACAAGGTGAATTCGATAGCACTGGTAAAGTTGTTGTTAAAGCGATGCAAGATGCGGCTATCGCCACAGATGGTCAAGTTAATGCGACAGACCAAGCCCGTAAAGCTGCTGCTGCACTTGGTATTGATTTAGATATCTCGCTCAACCGAGTTTCTTCAAAATTCAAAGAAACAGAAGGTCAGCTGGATAACTTTACAAATGGCCTTGAGGAGCTAGGCGTTGAGGGTAAGCAAGCTGGTGATGTGACATATCAGGCCTGGCTTAAATGGCTGGAAACAGCGAAAAGCCAAGCTGAAATCGACTATGCAAAAGCCAAGCTTCAGGAATTTGGTACTCAAGGTCAGATTTCAACATCTCAGGTTGAGCAAGGCTTAATTGCTATCAAAATGCAGGCTCAAGGACTACCAGATGATATTGACCCTGTCACAGAAGCTTTCAGGCGTCTTGGTATTGAGACTAAGGAAAACCTAAAGCTTTCAGCTCAACAGGCTTTGATGGATTACATCACGATCCGGGATAGCGGTAAGGCAACTGCTGAAGGTGTTCAAAAGGCTTATGAAAAAGCTGCTCAGTCTGCTGCTGCATCTGGTGATGCTGGTGTCATTGCTGCAACTAATGCCGCTAATGCAGGGCGAAATCTTGAGATTCAAATTGATGACACAGGTGTTGCCGCCGTCAAATCCATGGATGAATGGGAAAAAGCGAATCACCGTGTCAGAGACTCTGCGCGTGGTATCGGTGATGGCTTCCGTCATGCCGGTCAAGTGGCACGCGAGGAAGCCAAAACATCTGCTGAAGCTTGGGCTGATGCAGTGACTAAGGCCAAAGGCGAATTTGATAAGGCCATGAAGCAGCAAAGCAAATCGCTTGGCAGTTTGGATAACTATGATTCTTATAACAAGAATGATGTTATCTCTATGCTGAAATCTCAAGGTTATGACGATAAAGATGCCAAAAAACTTGCTGGTAATATCTGGTCACAAGCCATGGAGGCGGATCGTGATGCCAAGATGGCCAGTTATGGCAATAGCGGTGTAGGTGGTCTAGATACGCTCATGAGACAGATGTATGACGATGCAGCGGCTAAGGGAATTACTACGCAACATGGTACTAACAAGATCAATGAATTGCTTCGATCTATTAATGTAGCCTCTACAGGTTCCAGCAGCCTGAATGACTACGCGCCGTCCATTCCTTCTGTGCCATCAACTAAAGACTATGGCAAGGGTGGTGATAGTGTGAATTACAACATTCAATTCGGAGGTCAAACCCTATCCCTTACAGGCGATGCAAGCCAAAAGGATGTGATGACCAGTCTGGTAAACCAATTAAAAGGTATAGCGAAATCAACATGAAACTCATTCGCTTAGCAACATCCGAAACCGTCCCATTAGAGGACGGTTTTTTATGGCCTGATGAATTCTCATGGAAGGCTATTGAGCAGAGTCAGGCTTATGCCATGGATGGCTCTCTAGTCATCCAGGAGGGCAAAAAGAAGTCGGGTCGACCAATTACCTTGCAACCGGCAGATCCACAGATGGGTTGGATCAGGTTGCGTGAACTGCGGACTGTTTTGGAGTGGTCAAAACTGCAAGATGAAAATTTCAGACTGCAGTTTGAGCAACCACATGATAGCCGGCAATTCACCGTCAAATTTAACCACCAGGATGGGGCCTTAGAGGCCGCACCGGTGAAAGGAATTCCAGCAGTATCACTGGATGATTATTTTAATGTGACCTTGCGCTTTACGGAGTTGAACGATGGCGATTGAAACCAAGGATTTAGTGATCTACAAGTCTGAACGCTTGACTGATAACTCTGATGGCGGTGGTAAGTATTCCGGTGTTGTGGTTCAGGATGGCATCAGTAATAACCTGTTTAATGATGTGTCTGAGATGGATCGCACTATGGGCGATGTATCCATGCGCAAGGTCTTTCCAGCGGTCACGACTGAAGACACTGATCTATTGATGGGTGCAACAGTCTTTGTATCTGAACTGCCTGCGGATCCAAACGTATCAGCACTGCTATTTAGTACCAAGAACTGGACGGATGAACGCCAGTCTGCTCAAAACCGGGTGGAAAACTATTTAGCCAAAGGCGGTCAGATTGCCGGCACCCCACTGGATACCCATTGGCAGGGCATGTCATCACTGCAAGTGGCCATGTTTCCGCAAGAAACTGAGTCGTCAGTAGGTGACACGATTGTTCTGATTAGTGATGAAGGTAAGGCCTTAGAGCGTGAGCAGTATGTGCGTATTACCAAGGTTGAAACCCGTACTGCAATCATGGTCATCAATGGTAAAAATGTTGAATACAAGGTTGCCACGTATTCCTTGAATGATGCTCTTGAGGTTGACTTTGTCGGATTATCAGCGCGTCAGTGGTACAACGGTGAAAAATCCAAAACCATCATCCGCGATACCATTGTTGCGGATACTGGTCTGTATTACTCATCGACTGCGTTGGCTTCTGAAGCCAATGTGGGTGAATTCACGGTAAATGCCAAAAGTATCTTTGCTCAACTCATCCCATCTGCCCAGACTGAAACCCCGATCATTGATGTGAACGCTGCCGGTGAAAGTGTGGTGCTGGTCGCAGGCAATGAAGGCACCATTACTGTTAATTATCCAAATATGGTGATTGGTGTCAGCCAAAACCTGTATATCGGCTCTGCGGTTATTCCATCAAGTGTAGCTTTCACATTACAAGGCCAGCAGATTACCGATCAGGGTGGATTATTAAAGAATACCCAAGGCACGCAAGTCGGTACGATTGATTATCAGCGCGGCTTAATCCAATGGACTGCAGCAGCACCAGCCGGTACTGCAAATTTGAGTATTACGTTCAAGCCAGCCGCTGCACCGAATCAGTATTACCAAAGCCATGCAATTCCAGTGACTCAGAATAACCAGAGCACCAACTGGACTGGAGTTTTAATTCCGATTCCGGCCCCAGGTGCACTTTCGATTTCATATATGTCACAGGGCAAGTTCTATGAACTTAAAGATGATGGATCGGGCCAATTAAAAGCTTCAAGTTCGTCTTTTGGTTCAGGCATGATCAACTATGAAACTGGATCATGGTTACTCACTACCGGTGCTTTGCCTGATGTGGATACACCGATCCTGCTGAACTGGGGCACACCGATTATCACCTTCGTACGATCAAATTTAAGTGTAGAAAAAGCTGCCTTTGATTTTGATTTAGGTCGGCCGGGTGTATTACCGGGCATCACCATTAACTGGATGCTTGAAGGTGAGGCCAAAACGGCAACATCCAATGCTCAGGGTAAGTTTACTGGTGATGCTACAGGTGAAATTAACTATGCAACCGGTACCGGCAAGATTATTCCAAACAAGCTGCCACAGAAAGGCACAATTTTTTCGGTGATCTATAACTATGGATCCTCACTTGAACAAACCAAGATGGATGTTACGCCTGCAAATCAAAAGCTGACCTTTACCATTGGTACAGGACCAGCAATTCAACCAAATAGTGTTGAGTTAAAAATTCCACTTCAAAGCAGTGATGGGATTACAGGGTCTGTAACTCTGACAGATGTGCCGGTGAATGCAACTATGGGTAATCTGGTGAATAGCCGCGGTCAAGTGCAAGGCACCATTATCTATACCACTGGCGCAGTTGAAGTCACACCAAAGAGTACAGCAAGCAGATTTGTGCAAACCTTTACACCTATGGCTACCTATGCGGCTGCCTAGCGAGGAAATATGTCTTTTTATTCTCCACAAACATCAGACATTCAGGGTCAGCAGGTTGAACTAAAAGCCCTTAATACTGTTGATGTTCAAGTTAAATATCGTGATACCTCCGGCTCCAATTCAGCAACCCACACAGTGACGGCAAACAAGCTCAAGCTGGATTTATCTTCTGGTTTTGATGAGCAGATTTTGACAGGTTCAGCGCGCTTTAAGGTCGGTGCTGATACTTTCCTAGACCGTACTGGCTTACTGTATCGCAATGTGAATCCGGCCAATAACAGCGGGGTTCAGTCAGGTGTCATTCAATACGGCACCGGGATTGTTGAAATCGATTCCTGGACTCCGAATGCCGATAACACGATTACTCTAGAATCCTTGACCACTACCACCGACCTGTTACCGGTCAATAAAATCAGTTTCAGAACCCCAATCATGCCGATCCGACCACAATCATTAACTGTGGTTTTAGCATCAATTGAATTTGGGCAGCTAACTTTAACTGCTGATGAAAACGGTGTGATTGAAACCAGCCGGGCACATGGTCAGGTCAATTGGGATAATGGCTTTGTCACGATTTACTTTTATACCAAAACCAAAATCACCGAAACCAACCGAGCAGACATTGAAGCGAATGACTGGTATGACCCATTACTGGAATATCAGGAAGGCTTAGACGCTTATATCAATGTCCCGGTCTGGGTGGATGCTTCATCGGTACGCTATAACGCTGTGGCTTATACCTACATTCCGCTTGATTCAGAAATTTTAGGCCTATCTGCTACTCGATTACCAATTGATGGTCGAGTGCCGATATTTCGAGTTGGTGGTATTGGTATTGTCAGCTCAAGCAAGGCGCAGGAATTGCCAAGCGCGATTGCAGGAACCACCTATGATCTGAATGATCAGCGCATTTCATGGGCAGAACTTGAGGATACTCACGGAACGAAAGTCGCTTTCGATTTGTACACAGTTGATTATGATTATGGCCGTGTGACATTGGGCGGCGACTTCGTACTGGGTAATCTGGTTGCACCACTGACAATGAAATACCGTTATCAGGATATGGGCCTGATTCGTGACGTACAGATTAACGGTCAGCTGACATTTACCAAACCTTTAACCCATAACTATGATGCGGTGGATACCATCGTGGGTTCTGCTTTGGTTATTGGGGATATGCAGGCACGTTACACACGCAAGTTTGTGCAAGGCTCATGGAATGGTACGTGGGCTGATGAGCCTGTGGGTGCCACAATTCCAGCCAATTACAATGATGCATTGTATCCGATTCAAATCACAAACAAGGGTGCTATTCAGGAGCGCTGGTATATCCAGTTTACCGACACGCAATCATTCCGCTGTATCGGTGAATACTCTGGCCAGATTGGCACGGGTGCCATCAGTGCAGACTATGCGCCAATTAACCCTGTCACCAGTGTGCCTTACTTCACCATTAAAAAAGAAGGCTGGGGCAGTGGCTGGGCCAATGGCAACGTTTTGCGTTTTAATACAGTGGCTGCAAACTTCCCGGTCTGGGTGATTCGAACTGTGAAGCAATCCGAACCATCTGTCATTTCAGATCAATTCCAGATCATGCTACGTGGTGATATTGACCGCGTTGTTTAAAATTTAAATCAAATATGACCGCTATATGCGGTCTTTTTTTATGGAAAAATTATGGTTGCTGAAACTCAAGTACAATATATTTGCGAAGAAAACTTAAATGCACCAACACTACCCAACACATGGGGCTCATTGATTGAAATTCTTGACACTGCGTTAGTAAATGGTTTGAATTTACCAGCTATTAATACAGTAGTAATTGACGGCTCGGTGATTTTAATTAACTTCACTACACCGCATCAGCTTAAAATGTTTCAGATTGTGAGTTTGAGTGGTTTCGTGCCTGCTGAATTAAATAAAAAGTGGCGCATCATTGGCGTGCCATCGCCACAACAAATCGCAATTGATCGACTTGATTCGATTAACGCGATTACAACGGTTGGGCAAGCTAGACTGCCGCCGCTAGGCTACGAAAAAACATTTTCTGCAACAGGCAAAGGTGTATATCGAAACGCAAATAAAGATGCTGAACACCGACCATTTTTACGAGTAGATGCAACATTGCCAGCAGGCTGGACTTCAACATATGCCAAATTTGCACGTGTTGCACTTATGACAAGTTGCGTAGGTATCGATGATATAGCATCACGGTATCAATTACCTTTCGATGCCGACAATCCTGAAAAAAACTGGACTGTAACGGGTTCAGGGTCGTCAGCAACGCTATGTTGGTCAAAATGGTTGTGGTGTGGGCTGCTTAAAGTAGCAGGGTCGCCGAACTTTAATTTTGCTGATGGTGGAAGTGCTGGTAATCGAAAATGGATGATAGTTGGTGATGAAAATGCATTTTATTTAGTAGTGCAAGATCAGCTTGGAAAAACCACTCCAAACAATCAAAGTGTTTACGGTTTTGGTGTATACAATTCAACCGATAATACAGTGCAATACCCATACTTTTTAGCAAGCAATGCTATCCAGGGGGTTGTTAGTACCACCTATGACTCAGCGATGATTGCAAATTCAATGCCATTTTGTGGATCTTATGAGCAAGATGGGTCTTGGAATTATCGAGACTGTACAAACATTTACACACTATCAAACACTGGAGCAACAGTATCAGCAAACACATATTTTGCTAAACATATTTCAGCAGGTGTTTCAGGCAACGTGACAGCACCACACTATATTCAAGTTAGTGGTCAGCTAAAGGGCGAGATTCCACATATTTACATTCCTTATTCTGATTTTGGCACAACATACAACAACACTAAGCTTATAAATGACGCAATGTTTATCACAACCCCTGTATTTTATCGACAAGACAAGGTCATTCCGAGTTGGGGTCAGTATAACAAGACAATTGGCTTGCCGTTTTACCTAGGAGGGCTTTAAATGTTTATTAACGGTTATGCGGTTTACTCAAACATCACGCAAGTAGCAGGCCTATTAAACTGCTATACACGTGTGGCAGGCGAAACTCGCAAAATGGGCGTAGTAAAATCAAATGTAAAAGTGGTGTTATGCGATCAAAACGGTGTTTATCAGCGATCCGTGCGTTCAGATCGAGATGCGCGATATTCTTTCACGGGCTGTGCTAAAAACACACAATACACAATTATTGCTTTTGATCCTGAACGCGACTTTAATGCTGTTATTCAAGCGAACGTGGTGGCAAAATGAGTCGATCCTCAATTAAATCAAAGCTTGCTATGGCGCAAGCTTTAGCAGTATTTATGGATAGTGGCGCATTGAGCGCCACGATTGTTTTTTATGAGGGTGTACAACCAGCTACACCTGAAACCACAACCAACCCAAGTAATGCACTTGTCACATGCACATTCCCGGAGCCTTGTATTAAAGAAACCACACCCAACTATGTAGAGCTTCATCCGACCGACACAGCCACCGTCATTAAAACCGGGACCGCCACCTGGGCACGAATCTACAACGGCGCAGGTGAAGTAGCTGCAGATTTAGCTGTGGGAACCGACATGGCTCTGGCGAATACCAATCTGGTCGTGGGTGGTACCTTATCTATCCAATCGATAAAACTCAGACCTTAATTTAAAAAGGGTGCTCATGTGGATTTTAAAAATAAGCTCGGCACCGTTGATGCTCACAACCTAAACCTGAACTTTAAGCCTGATAATACTGACAGCCATAGCATCATTCTGAATTTTGAGCACTTGGCTGATGGCTCTACCAATCTCAATTTTGGCGATGATGTTACGGCTGTAATTGATACAGTACTTGATACCGGATTTTCATTTGAAATAACAGCAGTCTATGCAGACAGTGGTGCAAATACCGCAGTCATAGACACGGTACTTGATACTAAATTTAGTTTTGATGTAGTTGCTGTATTCAGTGAAAATACTGATGTTATTGGTCAGATTGATACGGTTTTAGACACCAGCTTTAGTTTTGATGTAGTTGCTGTATTCAGTGAAAATCTTTGCACAATTGATACCGTTTTAGATACTGAATTTCAATTTGAGGTTAAAGCGTTATTCGATATCAATCATCTGGTCGGTGTGTCTTTAGGTTTAGGGCTGCAGTACCAGAAAGCGATTGCAGCCTTAAGTACCACAGAAATACCATGGTCTAAGCCAATATTAAGAGTCTCGAATGAGGCTCTTTTTTATGATCAGGGCCTGGTGATTTCCAATCAGGCAGATATCCGGTATGAGCAGGCAGGAACATTAACCCGGGCGATTAGATCCACTCATGAGCAAGCAACCGGTTTAAGTTCTGATGCATACATGATCTGGGAAGAGGGAGATAAACGCTTTATTCATCAGCGCTATTTGCATGAAGAAACCATCAAACTGCGTCATAACCGAGAAACTGTCTGGCAAGAAATGATCCGTAGGCGCAAGACGTTTACTTATTCACATGACGTGGCTCAGGTATTTGAGCACCGCTTTTCATTTGAGTGGGATAAAAGCCTGGAGATTATCACCAGGTCAGATTTGCCTTGGAATAAAGCCAAAGCGATTCATTATCGCAAGCATCCGGTTTTACCTTGGCCAAGGCCTGAACCTCAGCCATATCAGGGTAGTACAGATTTAAACTTTATCTGTCTCTGTCATGACGTTGATTCACATGATGTTGTTTTAAATTTTGGTGCAGATGACTGTATTCCAGCACTGCCGAATAGGAATTGGTGGTATATCGTGAATACATTAACAGCCGAACGATTGGATACCGGCGAGAAGATTAAGGTCATGGATGGTACCTATAGTACCAGTCGGTCTCAATGGTGCTGGACCTATTCCATCACTGTTGCTCACACGGAAAAAGATAAGCTTCAGCCGATTGATGGGCAGCCCGTGATTCTTAAAGTTATGATCAATGGATTTGAGCATCATGTCTTACTTGAAGATCCAGAGGAAACCCGACGTTTTGCCAGTATTCTTTACACTTACCCGGGTCGAAGTGTCACTGCCTTGAACTCAGATAAATACGGGCCGACACGTTCATTTATTCAGGACAATGAGCGCACCTCTGTTCAACTGGTGCAAGCTGAACTTGATCGAGCTCAATCTAATACGACTTTGGACTGGAAGCTGATTGATGAACTGGGGTGGATTGTACCGATTGAAAGCCTGAGTTATGCCGAGCTTGCTCCAATTGATGCAATCAAACAGGTCGTTGATGCAGGCGGTGGTTTTATCTATAGCCAGAAAGCAGGAAATACGCTGACTATCTTGCCCCGGTATCAGAAAGGCTATTGGGATGCATTGACGGTGGATGATTACGACATTCTGTTATCTGAAAGCCTGGTGATGCAGCAGAACATTAAGCAGAACGATGAATACATTGCTGACTTTAATGCCATTACTGTGGTGAATAGCCGTAGCGGTGAAAGTCTGAAAGTACAGCAGCGTGGTACTTCGGGTGATATACCGTTAGAGGCGGTCACAGGGCCATTATTTAATGCGGTATCGGGTGCGAGTTATGGCAAAAATGAACTGGTCAAAGCCAATATTCAGGAATTGCATACTTTCTCTGATATTCCGGTCAGTCAGGAAATTGGCGAAATGCTACCTGGTAAAACGATTGCATTTAGTGGCCAGTGGTGGGGTGTGATTGATTCGGTATCAGGCAGCTTTTCACATGAAAAGGTCAATGAAACCATTACTGTGGAGCGTATCAGTCGTGACGAATCCCTTATTTGAATTGCGAAAATTGCTTAATCCAACCCATGCTGAATACATTGGCACCATTACTTCAGTGAAGCATCCGGAATACCGGGTGCAGATCGACGGTGGATCCGGTCCAGTGCTTTGCACATCCGGCACAGCCTATAACTTGGGTGTCCGAGTATTCATCTCAAATCAGGTAATTTTAAGGCCAGCACCCACTGGCCAGCACTCAGAAATAGAAGTCTAAATTTAACCAAATAACGGCACCTTTTTAGGTGCTTTTTTATTGCCAAAAAATAGGGGTATGTATGACTAAAGGGGATGTATATGGACTTTCTTAGTCAAGTATTGGAAAGCATAAAGAACCATTCACACATCCTTTTTACAGGTGTGCTGGGTGCAACTTTTGGCTTTCTATTAAGTAAGGAGCCCACCCGGGATCGCTGGATAGGATTCTTTGCAGGCTTCATTTTATGTGTGGTCTTTGCTAAACCAGCAAGTTTATTTCTTGCTAGCGGTAACTACCCAGAACTATTTGGATTCATTCTGGGCGCTGCTGGTAAAAGTACAGCTGAAGCATTGCTGAGTTTGGCTCGATCAAGAGTTCTTGGTTTAGTCAAAAAGGAGAATGAAGATGCTGCTAATCATAAGTAAGACGGCATTGGTATTGTTTATATTTTCGTTTGCAATCATGGCATTTCATCCAAAAATCCAGCTCCCAAAACACATCGATTTTCTATTGGTGTTGTCGATCCTTTTTGGAGCCGCACTTTTTGTTAAAGATGAGTATTCGCCAAGTCCGGCCGGAACCCTTTTTTACACTACAGTAAGTATTTTATTCGCACTATTTACCCGACAACTCTATATTTGGGGTAAGGGTGGTGCACGTCCTAAATTTTTTAATACGGATAAAGATGGTGACAACCCATGAAACATATTTTTGATTTCTTGCGAAAGATTAGCGGCGGCAAACTCACCCAGAAACAGGTTGATGCTGCTGACAAACTGATTGCAACTGCTTACGATGATGTCACCAGTATGCTGGGTATCGCTACGGATGAAATGAGCATCAGCCCAAGTGGTATTGATCTGATCCGTAATTTTGAAAGCCTACGGCTCAATGCCTACGATGATGGCGTGGGGGTATGGACCATTGGTTATGGCACCACAAAATACCTAAATGGTATTCGTGTCAAAAAAGGGGATACCTGCACACTGGAACAAGCCAAAAGCTACATGCAACATGACTTGAAAAAATTCGAGCAAACCGTCAATAGCGCAGTCAATGTTCCGATCAATCAGAATCAGTTTGATGCCTTGGTTTCATTGGCCTATAACATTGGACCTACCGCATTTGAAGAATCCACTTTGGTCAAAAGGCTGAATGAGAAAAATTATAAGGCGGCAGCTGATCAATTTGGCTTATGGGTAAATGCTCGTGGCAAACGCCTGCAAGGTCTGGTGAATCGCAGGAAAATTGAAATGGAGTTATTTTTAAAATGACTCTAAATCTATTATGGAAATATAAACACTGGATCGCAATTGCGGTCTTTTTCTTTTTATGGCTAGGGCAAGTTGCTTACACCAATCACTTAAGCGGAAAGCTGCGCAAGGCTGGTGAGCAGTGCACGATAAAAATTCAGAAAATAGAGCAAAACCATCTCAAAGCTCTAACCCATAAACAAAATCAAATTAACCAGATGAGTGCGGATTATGAAGCAGCAAAATCAGAGCAGCACGTGCAAGTCGAAACAGTTACGCGTGAAGTGCAAAAGATCATTGATCGTCCTGTGTATCTCAACCATTGCTTTGATGATGATGGCCTGCAGCAACTCAACTCACTTATCACCAGTGGTGCCAGTAAACCTCCTTGAGTCTTGCCCTGATTTGCAAAAACTGGAATCAGGGCAGGGTAAGGTTGTTTTGGTCTGGTCTATTGATACAGTAGCTAAATATAGCGACTGCAAAGCGCGTCATGCTGCTATTGTGAAAGTTCTTAAATAAGACTGAATAACTCACTAGAGAACAATATTCTAATAAAATAGATAAATGCCCTCAAATGAGGGCTTTATTTTTTACTTTAATAAATAATTCCTCAATAATAAAAATAAGGGTCTTGATTATTTCTAGCCACTTTATTGCACTCTTTACACCTAATACTCTCTATAGAATAGAGTCCACGAGTTTGCTTACCTTCGGCAGCAGCAATAAGATAAAAGTGCTGAGTATCGTTAAAACTATAGTCATCCCATGCTCCACAAACAGAACACTTAATAATTTTTCTATCGCAGTAAATGTGCGGCTTTTCCATTATATTTCCTCATTATTAAAAAATTTCTAAATTCTTCTATAAATATAAAGCTCACAGTTAAGGGTATCGACTTTAACTTAGTCGGAATTTTGATATAAAAACCTTAACTTCAATTTACTCCCTCCATCCATCCACAATATCAGCCCAGTCCTGCATCATTTTTCTACGATCTGATAAGTATTTAGCATGGTTATACGACGCACGGGTTTTATTTTCATCAGCATGGGCTAGTTGGGTTTCGATCCACTTTTCATCATAACCAAGCTCATTAAGCAGGGTGGATGCTGTGGCTCTAAAATCATGAGCTGTGACATTCTGCATGATGTACTGTAGCGCTCTATTAATTGTAGTCGCCGGCATCATGCCGCCATTATAGACCCCCTCAAAAACATACTTCTTGCGGCCAGTAAGTTTCTTTTGCTTAATCAGAAGTTGATAAACCTGCTCAGACATTGGAACCACATGCGTTCTATTTTTCTTGGTTAGACGCATACCTTTTTTTAGCTGTTCTCGCGTCTGCTTTTCAAAAGTAATAGTCCTTTCCTCAAAATCAATAAATGACCATTGAAGTCGGCGCACTTCAATTGTGCGAAGCATGGTATAGAACAAAAATAAATGAATTAACAGTTGATTCAGCACCGCCATAACTATCGATTCGCGCTCTAAATACCTTTCGTTCAGTTAAACTTAATGGTCTTGCATGCTCAACATCAGGTCGTGCAATAACTTCGCGTACCGCATATGTCGGATCGTTCTCAGCTCTTAGTGTCGCAATGGCATACCTCATCACAGAGCCAATCTTCTTTCTGTTTTCAATTGCTGTTACTTCGCCAGTGCCACGGTTATCCTGACCCTTAACGCGCTTTACTGTATTTTGCATGATCTTCAAAACGTCAGCAGAGGTCACATCTTTAATATTTTTATGTCCGATGACTTTGTAGATATCCTTTTCCATTGCCCGATGAAAAGCGTCGATATAAGTTTGTGATTTATCCTTTAGGCGATCCGCAGCATATTCCTTTGCGATTGCCTCAAAACTGTTTTCATCACAAAGCAGGGCAGCCTTTTCTTGTTGGCGATGCACAGCTGGATCAATGTTGTTGGCAAGCAGTGATTTGATTTCATCTTGCTTTTGACGAGCCTCGGCTAAGCTTACGATAGGATATTCACCAAGACTGATCATTGAGGCTTTTCCTGCATAACGATAGCGCACACGCCACAGTTTTGTCCCGGTCGAACGAACCTCAATACACAGCCCACCCTGATCAGCAATACGGTATGCTTTTTCCAT